GGGATACGGTTATGCACAAGGTAACCCCCTACATCTGGCGACCAAAGCCCAATGCCGATAGTGTTGTCCACAAAGCCCTGCAGCCCGCCATACGGTTTGAGCGGGACCAATGCCTTGACTTACCCCCCGTTACCTACGTGGAGCGAGATGCCCCTCTTACCAAACAACAAATGGTTTATTATAAATTGCTTAAAGATCGCATGATGATGGCGGCGGATGGGGAATCTGTTACGTCTGTTAACGCAGCCACTAACCTAAACAAGCTGCTCCAAATATCTGGCGGGGCAGTGTATTCAGATGACCACGAGGTAATACAGTTTGATGTGAGTAGCCGCCTCAAAGTAGTTAAAGAAGTGATTGAAGAATCTTCACACAAGGTGCTGGTCTTCGTGCCATTCACCCATACCATTAATTTGCTTGAAGAATTCCTCATAAAGAACAACGTTAAATGTGAAGTGATAGCAGGGAAAGTTTCAGTGAATAAACGAGCAGAAATAATAAAAGACTTCCAAGAGAAGCCTGACCCACACGTTCTAATTATACAACCGCAAGCTGCATCGCATGGCCTTACCCTAACCGCTGCCAACACAATAATTTGGTACGCCCCTGTTACAAGTGTTGAAACATATCTACAGGCCAATGCCCGAATTAATCGCCCCGGACAACATAACCCAATGACCGTTGTACACATACAAGGGAGTGCGGTAGAGGACAGGTTGTACCAAATGCTAAGAAGCAACATCGCAAACCACACTAAAATAATTGATTTGTACAGGCAGGAACTGAATGCTTGACATTGTAAAAGAGGTTGCTAAACTGGGTGTCCCTATTTAGGAGCCGCTATGAATATTACCGCCGACAGTCTCGCCGCTATGTATCTTAAAATGCGTAAGGCCATACAAGATAAAGAAGAAGAAATAAAACTAATCAAAGAAGAACAAGAAGTTGTAAGTGAACAATTACTTGAACTTTGTGACAAACAAAATACTGATGGCTTAACCACTCCTTCTGGAACTATATCCCGTAGAGTCTTGTCTAAGTTTTGGACAAGCGACTGGGAACAAATGTATGAATTTATTAAAGAACACAACGCTACGCATCTACTGGAAAAAAGGATTCATAACGGCAACATGAAAGAGTTCCTTGCTGAAAATCCTGATCTTTGCCCCACTGGTTTACAGTCTGACCGCAGGTATGCCATCTCTGTACGCAAGCCAAGAGCTAAAAGTTAAATGGATCAACTGGACGATCAGACTGGGGTTTTTGAACCACACAGATTTTTCTGCACCCCAACAAAGTGTGAGGTGGTCATACTGAATGTGGGCACTCTTGCTAGAAGTTATGTAGGGCATAGTGGTCATGTTATATGTTGGTCAGCCAATACTAAATTTCCAGCAGACAATGTACCCAGCGATACCAAGCAAGCTACACGGTGCTTAGACTGCACACAGAGCATAAAGCAACGTGGCGTGTACAAGGGCACACCTTGCAAGTTTTACACAACTATACAGCTATATTTACGTGAGACTGCAACGGTGTGTTTTTTACGGCTAGGGGCAGCAAGTTTGTTCTCACGTCACCCAAGTTATCTTTCTCTTTTTAAGTACGTAGATTACTTGGCAGCTAATGACGAAGAGGTAGGAGATATTCTAACTAACATATATTTTGGGGATGATGACGGGGTAACCAAAATATATTTTAAACCAGTTCGACCTTTAACTAAGGTAGAGCTACTTAGCATAGAGCAGTTAAATCTAACTGCTTTGGATAACCAAAACCCGTTCCAATTAACCATAGAGGAAAACTTTATGAGCGACTCAAATACAAAGTACCATTTAATTAACAACGTTACAGCCTACTACCCACGCATAGATAAACCCTACTTTTATGACCCGACAGCGAATCACGGGAAGGGCAAGAGCGTACCATGCGATGCAACGACGCCTAATGCCCGGTTTGAAACGAGCTTTTTGATGGATGAAAAACAGGCAGAGGCTTTGTATTTACTAATGCAGCAAGCCTATACCGACACGCCGCATAGGGATAAGTCATGGCCTGATAAGCTCCCGCAGCCTTTTAAAATGCACGAGGAGCAGTTTGTAGGTAAGACTAACTTAAAGGCGATGTATAAAAATGAAGCTAGCAATCCCCCGGCAGCATTTGATGCTACTAACACCCGTCTACCTGATGATTTTATGCTCACTACGGGCAGCATTATCAACCTCTTTGTTGAGTTCGTGCCTTATAATATAAATGGCACTGGTGTCTCTCTGCGCCTGAAAGGTGTGCAGGTTCTAAAGTATATTCCTTACACTCCCTCCTCCCCCTTTGAAGTGCAAGAAGGGTACGTCAATGGTGCACCCACGCCAGCGGAACCGGAACCAGAGTCTATGTTTGCAGCTGTCGTTCATGCCGAGGAAGACATCCCTGATGCAGTACCAGAGCCAGTTAAGCGCCCCACTAAAAAAGCAAAGCCCCCAAAAAAAGAAACGGACTTAGCCTCAGTCATTGATAAATGGGCAGCGGATGGCAGCTAATGAGTTATGGATATTCAACACGAGTAAGTGGCCTTAATAGGCAAGCAAACAGAGCCTCACTGGGTGTCAAATTAGGCAGGGTGTGCATAAAGCAAGACATCTCTGTTGCCGAAGTTGCCGCTCAGTTAGGGGTCAGTAGACAAACAGTTTACAACTGGTTTGTCGGTACCCATGTACCACATACTGACTTAGACCATGCTATTAGAAGTTTACTTACTTCTTACAAACAATAGTCCTAGCTTTTACTTTTAACCGAGGAGACTTGGGGGTGTTGTGTCCCCCTGAAAATAATAATATGGATAGCTTTGACCTCATACAGCATGTTGTACCACCCGGAGGGTGGTACTGTGCAGTTGGGATTAATCCGCGTATAGATAACGACCTTAAGCAAGAAATGACGGACAGCCTAGAAGGGTTACGTAGTATATTTGATAGGTATACTTCGCAGGATAGAAACGTCTATTTTGCACTTGCTAGATTTAAGTCCAAAGAAGGTAAGAGAAGAGCTACGAATGTTGAAACACTTAAAGCATTATGGCTAGACATTGATTGTGGCCCGGATAAACCAACACAAATAGAACCCAGTACAGGACTCCCCAAAGGCTACGCTACGCAAGCGGAAGGGTTGGCAGAGTTAAAAAAGTTCCAAGATATACTGGATTTCCCAGACCCTACTATTGTTAACTCAGGGAATGGCTGGCATATCTACTGGGCTTTCACTAAAGAAGTTTCAGCAGCTGCATGGAAACCCGTAGCTGCTCGACTTAAAGAAGTATGCGTAAAGCAGAAATTTTTAGCTGACCCGCGTGTGTTTGATGTGTCTCGCATACTGCGTGTACCGGGGACGTTGAACCTTAAGTACGACCCACCCAGCTCTGTAGTTGTGTTAGAAACACACCCCCCGATTGAGTTTGAAGAACTGCAAGAACTTCTGGGAGTTGAAGCAGGTGTAGAGGAGGTTGATGTAAACTCTTCTACACCCCCCTTGCTCCCCAACAACCTGTCTCAAAACTACGCTAAAAGTTTTGATAGATTAATGATGCGTCCTGACGGGTGCTTACAGTTATGGGACTGCTACGAAAACAGAGCGACCCTTTCAGAACCACGCTGGTGGGATGCACTGTCCATAGCCCAGCATTGTGATGACCGCGATACCGCTATACAAAAAATATCTAAAGGGCATCCCGATTACAGCCATGAAGCTGTGGTAAAAAAAGCTAGCGCCATTGAATGGCCTCACTCTTGTGTACAGTTTGCTACCAACAACCCTACGGGCTGCAAAAATTGTGTTCACCAAGGAGTTATAAAGAATCCCATTGTTTTAGCAATGGATGTAAAAGAAGATGAAATACGGGAGATTGAGCTACTTCAACCTGAAGGGAAATCTATCCCCTTTCAAATACCTGCCTACCCTCCGGGTTACATACGGGGAAAACCAAGCGGTGGTATTTACAAGGTGAACACGGGGAAAGAATCTGGGCCTCCTAAGTTAGTCTATGCCTATGATTTCTACGTAGTAAAGCGGATGCAAGACCCCGAACTGGGTCTGGTAGCTGTGTTTCACTTGATAACACCGCAAGATGGGCTACGAGAATTTGTCATACCTAACAACAAACTTACAGATATGCCGTCTGTACGTAGGGAAATTTCTACATACGGTGTGCTAACTAACCCCGCCGGTTATGTCCTCCTCACAG